ACTTACCCTTAAGGGCAGCAATGAGTTGCACTTGCTCTAGGTCAAAGATTGAGCCAGCCTTCTTAAGAGCGTTCTGCTTCTTCTGCTCGTCAGTCAAAGCCTTCTGAGCCTTAACCTGCTTAGTCTGTAAAGCTGCTAGTTCCTTGGCTCGCTTGGCTGCAAGGGCCTCTGCTGCTCGCTGCTGGGCTGTGCGCTGTGCTGTGCCTGCTGGAGACTTAGATCGATTAGTTGAAGGTGCTCGTTCTGCAAACTGTCCGAATACTGGACCTGTCTCGCTAAGTAAACCGCCAAGGCTTCCAACGAATTCAAAGCCTCTGTAGAGCTTAACTAATCCAGCAACTGCAAGCCCGACTGCTTGAGTCATGGCATTAATTGATTTAGCAATGTCATTGATTGTCTTGGCTGCATCGGTAGCAGAAGAACCGCCACCGATTCTAGCGAAGGCATCTACTAGACCAGAGCCGATTGTCTCCTGAGCGTTGCCTGCTGCTGTTGTGAGGACTTCCATCTTGTAAGAGGTTGTATCAAGATAAGCCTGTGCTGAACCGGCTGAGCGGGCAAGCATGATGCCTAGAATCTCGTTGAATGACTTAGTTGTAATCTCTGCTCTAGTCAAACCTGTGTTGTACTTAATCAAGCCTCTAGTAATGCCTACATAGCCTTTACCTAAGTCGGTTGCTACTGTTGCTAAATCTACTCCACTTGCGCGACTAATCTGAATGGCATCGTTGAGCAGCTTCTGAGACTGGGTAAGTGATCCGGTTGTTGTGAGTAATCCTTGGAACGCAGGGCGAAGTACATCATCTGCTATGGCTGCACTCTGCTCAAGTTCTGCAATAAAGGTTGTGACTTTAGCTTGTGAGAATGAAAGCCCAAGGTTATCGACTGCGGTTGCTAGTCGGTTAGCTGCTGCTTCATCGGCTGCGAAAGCCTTGACTGCTGCCTTGCCATAAGAGACTAGAGCAGTTGTGCCAAGGGCTAAGCCTAAGTTTCTGAGAGTCTTATTTAGTTTAGTTGCGGCTGATTCAGCCTTCTTAAATCCACGGGTGTCAGCTGTGGAAGCAATCTTAATCTCTTCATAGATCGTTGCCATTATGCTGCCTTCCCTAGACCTTGTTTAGCGCGAGCCCTGAATTCTGTAATGGCTGTGTCAATCGCTTTATTGACTGCTCCTTCTGCCTTGCCTCTGTTGTTAGCCCAAGCGCGATAGATTAAGCGACCTCGACCCTTAAGGCTGCCGACAAGCGGTGGCAGGTTAGCAATGAACTGTTCTCCGGCTTTAGGATTTCTGGACTTGCTGTATCGGTTGCTACCAGATCCTTTGGGACCAACCCAAGGCTGTCCATTAGGGTTAGCGCGACCAGCGCCTTCATAGATAGAACCTACGCGGCTGTTGTTCTGAACGCTTGCCATCGAGCTGAAGCCTTGTGCGTTTACCTTGCTAGGGCTTGCTGAATACTTAATGCCAGCCTTCATGATTGAAGCATTAAATGTAGGGAACTTGCCTTCGCTAAATGAGCGACCAGCCCAGCCAGACATAGGAGATACAGCCGGAACGAATCCCTTTGCTTCTCTTACAACTGGGCGCAAGGCTGCGCCTATCTCTTTGCGTAAGGCTTTCTCAAGGTCGGGTGTGAAGCGCCGCATTGCTTTGCGAAGGTCAGCGTTTCCGCGTATTTCGATGCGCATCGCTTCGCTCCTTCCCTATGTCCTTGAGGACTTCTAAATGTGCCTTGAACGCCATCGGTGATAACTCAACAATGGTTTGGAAGGGAACTCCATACTCGTAACTCAAGCGAGCTGCGAGATAGGTGAGGGAGTTCCGATCTACCCTAAAGGGTCAGACTCTAAGACCTCAACTGACTTGAGAGTCTCAAGGAATCCTTCCCCGAAAGGTTTGACTGTTTCACCCGAACGCCTAATTGCTTCCCAGCAGAGCCAATATACATCTGACTGCTTCTGGTCTTCTATCAGAGCTTTGTGAAAGCCCTTCTTGGCGTATTGCTCGAAGGCATACTCGATCAGGGGAGTTATCTCAAACTCTTGAACCTGTCCGTCAGCCCTTGTTACCTTTAGCTTTGCCATTGTTAGCCCCTTAGTTATTTATTAGGAAGTTGTGATTGCTACTGTACCAGAGACGTTCCAAGTTACAGACTGAGTTGATAGATCGCCAACTGCACCGTTGATATCGGTTGTGTTGTTGATAAGACAAGTCATTGTGTAAAGAGGGTTTGTCGCTGAAGTTGCAGCAGAAGTCTGCTTGAGTGTAACTGTAGCGTTGTTTCCCCATTGTGCCTGAAGTGTCTGGAGAACGTTCGCTGTAGCTGTGTCGTTGAGAAAATCAATAGTGACTGAAGAAGCCTCTAGACCCTTGACGAACTTGTGACCTGAATCACCCATTGCTGTTACTTCGAGTTCATCGAATGAGCGGTTGAGTGTTACAGATGTGACGTGGTTTGAGAGATCAACTGCATTGACAGTTAGAACTACTCCGTTGCTTAGAAATACTGCCATTTCAGTTATTCCTCATCTTTCTTGGTAGTTGGCTTTGGTGCTGGTGTTGATGGAGCAACCTGTCCGATTTTCTCCAAGAACGCTTTTTGTTCATCGTGCCATTCTGACATGATTAACTCCATTCCGTTAGGGTACTGATCTGTATTGTACAGCTCAGTAAATCTCCAGTAGGTAGGCTCAGAACGGCTGGTGCGCTCACGCTCCCTACATTGAACACAATGCTCGATGCTTCCAAGAGTTGAAAGATGCGCACTATGTCATCTTCAATGCCTGCAAGGTTGCCTTGGTTATCAAGTAAAGGCACAAGTATGTTTATTGAAAAATTAGCAAGAGGAGCGATTGAGGTGTAATCGTTATTGGTCGGCGTGATGTATGGATCAGCAGGACTGATGATTACAGAGTTAGCAATCGGGCTTGCTGGTGGGTAGGAGAATACTGACCACTTGGTGTTATCAGTAAGAGCCGAAGCAATGCTAGATCGTAGGGTGGTAATTGCTGGCATTAGCCCACCATTGAGTTAGGGCTTAAATATGGTGCAAGTAAGCCACGGACTCGAGCCATGAGCTGATTAGACATTGTGTAAGGGCTTGGAGCAAATCCATCGATGCTCACGCCTTGTCCAGTTGGAGCTTGACGAGCTTGCCAGATTGCCACGCTAATCATGAGGCTTGCCTCTTGGACTGCTGCAATAGTTGTGTAATCAACATAGGTATCTGCCGCAACCTGACCATAAGGGTTGATTGGGTGGTAAGGATTATCGCTGGTGTGATTTGTTGTGACATTGATACTCTTCTCACCAACGCCGGTGATTGTCTTAGTTCCATTGAACTTAGTACCGGACTTAGTGATCACAACTGACTGTCCTACATAGAACACATCTTGCACATAGTCATTGAAGTAGAGTGTGCCTACTGTACCCACATTGCTGTGAGCAATGGCAGGAGTCGTGTTAGTCCATAGAAAGGGCAGCAAGACATCATCGGCGGCATCTGCAACGGATTGAATTACACTATCCGAATATAATGTCCCGATTCCAAGTGCGGTTCTAAGTTCCGCGACTGTGGTGATGCTCATTGTTATCCTTTCTAAAGACTCAAGGGAGCTGCAAGGGCTCTGGCAGCCCCCTTGAGCGACTTAGTTCAAGCTGATTAGGCTTGGTAGTTGTAGCGGTAAACTCCACCGCCATCTTTCGCAACGTAAATTGCGAGGTATCCGTAAAGGTTGATTTCAACCTCACCAGATGTAAGAACGTTCACGCGAAGCTGGGTTGTTGGTGATTCCCATGTGTAAACTGATGAAGGTGCAACGAGGAACATTGAATCATCGCCAGTTCCTGCTGTGATGTTGTGATCAACAATGAGGTTAGTACCAAGCACGTCACCGACAACTGAAGTTGGGCGAGCTGAACCTGATGTGTTCATTGGTGATGCTGCGTTGTAAAGCGCACGACCTGTTGTGTCAGCGTAAGACATAATCTGACCCCATTGTGAAGGTGATGCTACAAGTGCTGATGCGTAATCTCCACCTGTGTTGCCGTAAATCTTTGCAGCGTTTACAGAGATAAATGACTGAAGAGCTGCCGCTGATAGAGCGCGACCATCGTCTTGCTTTCCGCTTGCTGTCAAAGCAGCGATAAGAGCAGCGTCTGTTGCCTTCTCGTATGCCTTGCGAAGTTCTGCCATTACAAGTTCCATGAACGCAGGAGAAGAGCGATCAATCAACTCAAATGAAATGCGCTGTAGTCCAGAGAACTTGTTGATAGTTACTGTGTCATAAGCAGAAGTCATGCCTGTTTCAGATGGTGCAACACCTTCATTTGTGTCTGCAACTGTTGGTGCAGTATTAGCTGAAGCTGAAGCATTTGTGTACATGCGAGGGACTGTAAATGAAAGCCCTGAATCGACTAATGCACCACGAGTCGCAGCATTAAACGCTGGGCGGCCTGTGAATGTATCTGTGATAAATGTGTTGAGGTGCTGTGGCAATGTGAGGCCAGTATTGGTTGAGCTGGAATCATCTGCTGCACGAACTGTGCGGCGGGCTTCATCGTCTCCGAGTGCTGCCTTGATGTTTGCCTCAAGATACTGAGCTGATGTGATTGGAGCTGTGCGCTCTTTTGTGTAGTGTGATGCTGCAACTGTTGGGCGAGCCGCTTCTACTGCCGCTGCTTCAACTGCTGGAGCTTCAACCGGAGTTGTGGTTTCTTCCACTTTTTCGGGCTCGCTTTCTGGTTGGGTTTCTTCAGCAGGGATAACTTCCTCTGCTGCGATCTCTAATACCTGAGCAGACTTGAAAGCCGGTTCAGTTACGAGAGAAACTTCTTTTAATTTCGCGGCTGTGACAACAATGTGTCCATCGCGTGAGGGCTTCGATGCAATAATCTCTGCACCTACTGAAAGACCTGAGACAAGTCCTTCTTGAGCCATGACTAGAGCATCATTGCCGCCTGTGGATCGTGAGAGCTTAAAGGTTGCATAGATACCGTCTGCGCGAGTCTCTGCCGCAATCATGCGACCAACTGGCTTCTTCATATCATGCTGTGATAGCAACTTAATCTTGGATACATCTGCAATGTCGATTGAACCGGCTTCGAATACAACGCCACCCATATTGGTATTGCCAATCTCGCCTGTACCCATAGGCACAATTTTGCCTGAGATTTCGCGGCGCTCTTCAGAGCACTCGATTGATGATGCTTCGATTATTAGGTGTTCCATTAGCTCATTCCTTCGATTCCGTTAGGGGTAAGGTCTGTCATTTCCATCGCTTGCTCTGTAGAGATAAGTCCTAGAGTTAGGAGCTTCTCAAGAACCTGAAGTTCAACTAGAGGATCGTTCTTTAAGAAGGTATCAAATACTGCAAAGCGAACTTCATGCCCTGATGTAGAAATGTCATTCATTGAAAGGCGCGCCTGTATAGCCTGTACATAAGGCTCGATGGATAGAGCGAAGAACTGCTTGCGCTCATCTTGGACATTGGCATATGTCATTGTGGTGTTCTGATCTGCTGACAAGTAATACGCTGGCACGTTCATAGCGCGAGCAATCTCAGTTGAAAGGTTCTGAATAGCCTCGTTGTACATCATATCTTTAGGTGAGAACTGTGTTGATTGGAACTCAAGAGTAGATGTGAGGTAAGCAGTAGAGTTGTTCTGACGGCTGCGCTTCCAAGCTGCAAGGAGTCCAGAGACTTCGTTGGCTGGTAGGTCAGCACCTGTATTTTTCAATATCCCAGAACTCATCGGTGTAGCTGAGGCGATAGATGCAGCCTTGTTAATGTCAATAGCAGATTGGATTGTGCGACCAGCGCGCTCTAGAACGCCCTCATCAAATCCCTGAATAGTAACAATGTCATTCATATCGATTGGATACGCATCGATGTAATACTGGGTAATTATGATGCCTTCAAGATCAGTTGTGAAGGTACG